GGGTAGACCGGAGGTGGCCATCTCCAAGGACTGGAGATGGGCGCCTTGCCGTCTTCCAAACCAGGTCTGAAGTACCTCCTTCTTGCGAAGGAGGAGACCAGGTAGTTCCGAGCCGTTGTACCCAGTGTAATAGGGTCTCCGGATCGTCGCTACCTTTGGTTTAGAAGAATAGCGAAGGGTGATGTACTTTCGGGGGTCTCCCCCTCTGAGTACAACAAGAACGAGAGCATCGGCATGCTCTTGCACTGAGAGACGGCCCTCATCCTCGACAGCATGGGAAAGAATTTCTTTCCACTGCCAAGACTGGGTGCCGCCAAACCACCTTAAATAAGGTGAACTCATAGCTACGTCAAGGGGGACACTAAAAGCAGTGTCACCTGGTTCCCTCCCAGGGCGGAGATAATCACCTCCACCGAAGGAACGGATAAGCGGTCGGACCTCTTCAAAAAAGAGTTCCGTACGCTGTGAACGTAGTGTAGAGTTATGCAAGGAAAAGAGTTGGCGCACATCGACCAATCTCTGATCCAAGTTCACAGGACGTACGTCCTGCCCTTCGTACCAATCGGCTCCACAAGACTCGCGAAAGGGTCCAAACAAAAAAGTTTTATCTTTGTTTGTTCGAAACCCTAAATCCCGTAATACTTCTATTACGGTTAAAGCGTCAGATTGGCGGATTATGATGTCATCTCCGTAAACGGAGAAGTCTTTGACATCACTACCGTTAACTTTCGCTACCGCGTGACAAACACTTGCGAAAAGCAGTGTTTCGAGTGGAAAGCAAAAACCATTACCCATAGAACAGAACTTCTCGTAAGGTATTGAAAAGATTCCAATACCGGACAGAGTTGCGCTGAAACTATAGGATGGAGACCTTACCTCATTGAGGAAAGAAAACCATTCGGGTGGGAGAAATTCCCGGACAACCTCAGTACTCAAGCTATCGCTTGCGGCACTAAGGTCAATCGTACAGTAGGGGTTAACTGAATCAGGTAGTGATCCGAGATATGATAATCTCTGATTCCTAGTCTGATCAGATAGATCAATGCCAACGGTTTTAAGCCGTTTACGCATATAAAGATCTATTCCCTTTTGGACGAACCCGTTAAGTAATGGTTCTACTGCGATGCTCCTGTGAGTCTTCGCAGACTTAGGTACAAAGCTAATTTTGTTGTAGCCCACGTACCTTACCTTTTGCTTAACAATAAAGCCGAATTGAGCTTCATCGTAGCACTTAATTGTACCCGGAAGGATACAATTGCGTACTTGGAAATAGTTCCAAAGCGCGGGTAAAGCATGTGTGAGGACCGTAGGAGTTGCGGTCCAGTGTTGCGAGTAAATCTTCCTCACAATACTGGTCTTATTTCCGTTTACTCCTATACTGGCCCCTGACGTAAAGTCGCACAGATTATAGATCGATTCCAAAGGGGGTTTATTCCCTAAGGTACGTTCTATGAAAATACGCATCTCCCTATGGATGTTCTCGTAGGGATTCCACGCCTTACGGCGTGCGCGCATTTTCCGGTTTTGCCATTTGCACCTCCATTCAGAAGATTCAAACTTCTGAACAGCGGTTACTTCCGGTGATAAGCCGGGAGCTTCCTTCGGTGTAAACGGATATTTCCGAATTAGTGCTGCTACCTGATTCTCCTCAAAATAAGATGAGGCGGTACTATACAACGTAGGTACCACAGAATCAGCCCAACCTAATAAGCTTTCGTACTTCCTGGCACGAATCGTGCCGAGAAGCCACTGCTTATCCGGAAGGGACGTCGAAGCGACGGCCGAAGTCAGGATCCTTGTATACAAGGTTTCCGGACTGTGTACCAAGGCAGTCGTTACTGCCGCCTTTGCATTCCTCTTGAGGGACATTTTCGTTCCTTTCTGGATGTGCTGGTGCTTCAGGCTCGAGCGGGAAGATGTCCAGCCCCCAATAGGGGGTTTCGACAGCCCAACCGCCCGGTGATTGACAACCCGTTGCGACTGCAAGGAATAATATCGCTATTATACCAAGCAGCGCGCCGTAGACCGTAAACGGTTTCCGACGCAAGTTGGATTCACTAAAGTAACGCATATTACCTCCGAAAACCAGAAGAAATAACAGAAAAAGAATCTGTTATTGGTTAATCTTCTGGTTGATAAGGAGGTCGTCTGCGGCTGAAGTGGCCAACCACGCGGCGACGTCATCAATCACTGCTTGAAGCTCGGCGGTAGCAGCGTCTGCCGGGAGAGACGTCTCAACTTTGAGAATCGCATCTCCAACATAGGTACTGCCGTCGGTACAACCTCGAGTGATCTTAAAGATCGCGCGACCTTTGCCGTTCGAAGTAGCCGTCTTGATGGGGGATTTCCTCCACAAGTCAGCAACATCGGGCGAATCAAAGGAATGCGCCGGACCGTTATAACGGTACGAATCGGGGCCGCGGGAAACGTCATTTGCGTAAGTTTTCGCATTGACTGTTAGTGACATGATGTACACCTTTACAAAGTGAGGGAAAACCAGAATGTCTGTCCGGCGTAGGGTCGAAAAACCAGAAACTACAAAGAGGATCGGCTAGGGGCTCAATACCAAAGTAATGAGAACCCAGGCCAATACTGAGTGTAGAATCGGTCGATGGTTGGTCCAAAGGAACAATCATCTGGGAGACTCCGGAAAGGAGTAACCCATAACGAACCTGCGTAAGATAGTCCATAATGATAACCTCACAAGTTGAGAAACGTACTTCGGTCTAATGCTTGTGCCAAAGTTGGTACAATAGCGTTAGAGAATCAGCCAGCCTCTTCAGCCCAAGCGTAGTCCCAGAAATGGGATACGGATTGGTTTGGAATCGGATGCCTGTTTCGATAACCGGAGTACGGGTGGTGGTTCGTGTATTGAGAAACTCATTACACTCGCCTGATCCCGTGAGAATTCTACCTGCACCTGCAGAAGTGAAATACGACTGCGTGTGCGTGAAAGAGTTCTTACGGACGACGGTCCATTCACCTAACTTGCGGACACCTATTTTAGGTGAGACTGCACTGACCCATGAACCAAGGTTCAGAAACCAGTCTGCAACGAATGAAAAGGGCAAGAGCTCCCAACCTGCGTTGGGAATCTCATCGAGGGAGAACCCGAAGGTACTCCGATCGAGGTCCAATTCATACAGAATACCGCATCTTACGTTGACCTGCTGATTGGAATTTTGCATCACCACCAAGGTGTATGGTGCAAGACCCACAGTAGAGACATTCGTAAAGATAGCGGAATCTGAGTCCGACGCGTCCCCCCGAGCAGTAAACCGCTTGGGTTGACGCTGAGACATCGTTTGTGCCGCCTTGACTATTGTAGAGGCCTCTCGAACTAATGGAGTCCAACCGTAACGGTAGGATAACCACTCGGAAGAGAGGTACGAGGCAACAGACATTCCTATACCCTTGACAGAACGATTTTTCTTTTTTCTGACATTGGTAAGGAACTTACGCATGTTTTGGATAGGATTCCGTAACAAGTGTAAGGTCTCCCCTAACTCAGCCAAGGTAACTAAACCTTGGACTTGCGGAGATTTGACGTTACCAGCTGCTTCAGTGCCCGCAAGGACACGAAGACTGGCTTCGTTAATTCCGAAGAGTGTGGGGTGACTACTGGCGCCTCCTTTGTGATCTGTTACCCGCCAAGTATCGTTATGAGTTCGAGTAAACTGGCAAGGGCCAGTCTCGATTTCATACGCGAAATTGCCAGGCGTCGCTTCCAACTTCTCATATTTATGAGAATAGGGGTTGACAAAGACCTCACCATTTCTGACCCGTTCAAGGAACCTAGGAACCACAACATCCTTTGTTTCGGTGAATTCCCCTACTAAAAAAGGGAATTCTGTAGTATATGTGCCTGAAACAGCAGAACAATCACTGTTTTGGCCCGTATAACCACTCTCCGAATCAATAGGGGTGCGATTATCTATGGTTCTCGTACGTTCATACATGGTGACCTCGCGAATAGCTAGGGATCTAGGTGAACGATATTTAGTGATCCAAACTAAATATCGGTGGAGCAAGGTGCTCCTCGCAGCTTGATGCTGCGACGAAGGAGCCTCTCCCCCGGATGGGGGAGGG